ATCCGCAGGCTTAGGGAAAAACTGGCCGTTGTCGGTATCGCGGGTATGCCCCTGGAAGGAGCGCATCACATCTTCAACCGGGTAAGGCTTGAGGGCATTCCAGTAAATACCCACCATCACCTCGGATATATCCTTTCCGTAAATCTCGCCGATCGCTGCCATGGACTGGGCGAACTTTGGTTTTTCAGAATCGTTCATCAGAAAAGTTCTCCTGAATCAGTGCCGCCAGCCCAGCGCTGGAGGGTTTCAAGGTTGCGAGCCGTTGTGGCTGAGTACTGGCCCTGAGCAATTGCCATTGCGTGAGCATCGCCGGCCATATCACGAAGTTTTTCGACCTGAGCAGCGTCTCGCAGGAGCGTCTCAATGCCGTCATAGCGCTTTCTGGAAGGGTTCTTTCCCATAAGCCACGGATCGCCTTTTGCGCCAGTTATGGCCCGGCACAGCTCGTCCACAGTGAAGCCTTCCGCCAGTCGCGCCTTGATGCGCTTGCGGCGTTTGTCGTCGAGTTTTGCTGACGGGTGGTCATGTTCTTTCTGCCAGTGGGTGAAAACCAGTCTTACAGGGTCGGTCTTCGGCTGCTCCTGAATAACCGGATCGGGATCTGGTTTTCCACACTCGTCCCCAGCGGGGACTATAGGGGTTAGATCTGTTTTTATATTTGTCTTTGAAAGAATGTCTTTGGTGTTCCCTGTTTCCGGGGATACCTTTCCCTGTTTTTGGGGATGGTTATCCCTGTTTTCAGGGATGGTTGGCGCGGCTATTCTGCTATCCCTAATTTCAGGGATGGTGATAACCTGCGTTTCAACTTCAGCGACCGGAAAACTCACCGGACATTTAGGGCATTTCGGTTTGGTATAAGCCCATGCATCCAGACAGGTGTTGATCCCGATGTATCGTGTTTGCCCAATCCTGCGAACCTTGATGATGTTGCGATAAGCAAGGCTGAGAACCGCTTCAGAAACGTGCTTAACCGCCAGCATGGTTTTGTCAGCGATGAGGCTGTTAGCGATCCGGTCTTCTTTTTTCGACCAGCCATACGTCAGGCGAACAATTGCATTCAGCACGCGAAATTCGCGCCCCGAAAGCTCCACTACACACAAGGCGTCCTGAATCTGGTTAGCAAGGCGCAGATAGCCATTGTCCAGATCAGCCATGCGACTCTCCTGCTGTACCTTTTCCGGCACAGGGAAATTGATTACTTCGGCAGTATTTGCCATAATTACTCCTGTGAATTTGTTCAGTTAATTCGCGTAGAAAGCCGTTAGTGTTAGCGCACTGCGGCTTTCGCCTTTTAGGCACTTCATCAGTCCCACCCAAGCGGACCAGGACGGCACCGCTCCGCACGTAAACCAATATCTGCCAGCGTCTCTACTGACTGCAGGTAGTGGCGGGAAACTACCACCGCCTCTGGCGGAACAACCTGTAGACCCAACGCTGATATTTCCTTCGCCATCTCGGCGTAATACCCCTCCGACTTGCGGCGACTGATTGTCGACTCGCTAACTCCCCGCATTTCCGCAAAAACCTTTTGGCCAATGGATAAAAGCCGGTTTAACAAAATGCCTTCAATCTCAATTGGGTTGAGGATTGGCGGCTCTAACTTTCGGGCTATTGCATTCTCCATCTGTGATACTTCCTCTGGTGGTGTTTGAAAGGCCGATTAAATCGGCAACTTATTGAGATTGAGATGGCATCTCGCCATAAAGCAGCCACTTAGGGTCGCAATGGAGCGCAGTTGCCAGTTCGAACAAATAACGTGGGCGCTTGGTTGTCCCGGCCTCAATTGCCTGTAGAGACTGCTGTCTCATGCCAACTTTTTTTGCTAATTGCGCCTGAGACAGATTCATCTCTTCGCGCTTTTTTTTGAGGCGTTGCGAAATGGTTTCCATGTTACCTCCTACAGTTTTATCTGTATTCTGTGACAGTTATTTCTGTTTGTCAATTACAGTTTTAACTGTGAATATCAAGGCATACATTGAGAGGGATTTATGAGCCTTGCAGATCGCGTAAAGCAAAAGAGAATTGAGCTCGGTCTAACGCAGACCGAGGCAGCGTTGAATGCCGGAATAACGCAGCAGTCATGGCAGAGCATTGAAAAGGGAGACACCAGAAAACCTCGTAACATTATTGGCATAGCTAAGGCGCTAAAGTGCGATCCTGACTGGCTAATGAATGGCGGAGCCTTTATGCCTATTGCTGAAGTTAGCAGCAAGAAGGTGCCTCTCATAAGCTATGTCCAGGCAGGGGCTCTCGCAGAAAAAAATCCCATTGAGGCATTTGATGGGAGTTTTGAGTACATCCTTACAGACAACGAAGTTTCTGATTTTACTTTTGCTTTACGCATCGAAGGCGATTCGATGGAGCCAGACTTCAAGGCTGGAGATGTGATCATTGTAGACCCCGAAGTTGAGCCAACCCCCGGAGAGTTTGTTGTGGCCAAGAACGGTGGGGCTCAAGCGACCTTTAAAAAATATCGGCCTACTTACACGGATCACCTGGGCTGCCAGCATTTCGAGCTTGTGCCATTGAATGATGACTACCCGATTATCAGTAGCGAGCATCAACCACTAACAATCATCGGCGTGATGATTGAACACAGAATCTATCGAAGAAAGCGCTAACCCCTTCCCCCTCTCAGAATAGAACCGGCGTATGCCGGTTTTTTTTCGCCCCATCAAAATAAATCACCTTTCATTACAGTTAGATATGTAATCAATGACAAAAAATACAGTTTTGTCTGTTGACGAAAATACAGTTTTATCTGTAAATTTAAGCCATCCAAACAACAACGTTGGCGCCGGTAATAGGTAACAACGCTCCGTTAGCCGCGATAAGGCAAAGGTGAAGAGATGACCGCAAAAAAATATGCCCTTGAGTGCAATTCCGAGTATCTCCGGTACCGCGAGAAATGCCGCAATACTCGCCGAGGTGATGGGGTTCATGACCTGTGGGTTAAGTTGGCATGGCTTAATCGTCGTGACGCAAGGGCGTGGGCTTCTCAGGCTGCATGAGATTAATTTTCGAGGTACTGAAGAATGATCCGAGAACACGAAGTACCTGCATGGCACCGGTTCTGCTTAAAGGTTGCTCTGCTTGTGATTGCGGTTGCATGGGTAAGCTTTGAATTTTGCTGGGGTGTCGCATGAGCAAACAAGGCATTCGTTCACTGATTTACTGCCTGCTGATCTGCGGCGTTATCTGGACAGCGTTGATTATCAAAATTCTGCACGTTACGGGGGTGTTCAATGGCTAACTCAATTCCTAACAGCGGACGCGCCGTGATGATGCGCAACGCTAAAACTGGCGCCACCTGGAAGGTTTCACGTGACTACCTGAAAGAAACCTTCTGGTTCGAGCCGCAGGGCAACCTGCGCCACATTCGCAAAGCATTTGAGGCACGCGACCTGCTGCCGAACCTGGTACCAGCCGGGACGCATTAACCGCGCATATCAGCGCACGAATTTAACTGAGCTATCAGGCAGCCAATACGGTGCCGGGCGTTTCACAACCAAATTTCAGGGGAAACCATGAGCGAAATAATGGATTTAACCGTCATCGAAATAAAACCAGAACAGGCACCGACCCTGTACCGGGCTGGCGGTCTTGACGCTTACCTGGAGCAGATTCGCCAGGCCGTGAACGAGGTTCCGGACCTGACCACCAAGAAAGGTCGTGATCGTGTCGCTTCTCTGGCGGCGCAGGTATCACGCAGCAAGACGGCAATCGAAAAGCCGGGGCGCGAGTACCTGAAGCGCCTTAAAGAGGCTGTGCGCCCTGCTGAGGCGGAAATTAAGCGGTTCGTTGACGCATGTGACGAGCTGCGCGATGCGACACGTAAGCCGCTGACTGAATGGGAGGCGGAGCAGGAACGCATTAAGGCCGAAGAAGCCATGAACGCACTGCATGCCGAAGCGCTGGCCATGAATGAAGAGTTCGATCGTCAGCTGGCTGCTCGTATTGAGTCTGACCACGAAATGGCCCTGCTGATGAATGACGCTTTCGATCGTGAGCAGGCTGATAAAGCGGCTGAGGCTGAGCGCCAGCGCATTGCCCATGAAGAAGAAATTAAGCGACTGGCAGCCGCCGCAGCAGCCCACGAAGTTGAGCAGCGCGCACAACGTGAACGTGAAGAAGCGGCGCTCCGGGAAGCTGCGTTGAAAGCACAAGCCGAGCAGGCAGAGCGAGATCGCATTGCAGCCGAGCAGAAAGCTGAGGCTGACAAACAGGCCGCTATCGAAGCGGAGCGCCGCAAAGCACAGGAAGAAGCCGACAGCATCCGCCGAGAGGCAGAGCAGCGTGAACAGGCCCGCCTGGCTGAGGAGAAACGTAAAGCCGATGAGCAGGCGCGCCGCGAAGCTGACGTTAAGCACCGCAAGGCTGTAGGCACTGAAATCGTCAAAGCTCTTCTGGCCAATACCAGCCTTACCCGGGATCAGGCTATCGAGGTTCTTACCGCGGTTAAAGACGGCCGCATTCCTCATACCGGTATCAGTTACTGAGGTGGTTATGAACGCATACCGCGCATATGACGTGATCGAAGAGCGTAAGTGGGCTGAACAAACGCTGGACGAAGAGAAGGAAAAGTGGATTGACGATCGGGCGCAGGAAATTATCGACGCCCTGCCGAAAGAGCCCTCAGGCCTGTTCCGCTTCTCTGTGCCGATGGACAAAAGCCCATACGAAGGCCTCCGCAGCGATTCCGCCGGAGAGGCATATAACGATTTCATTTCGGCAGTTGCTTACGCCCAGGCGGAATACGACTGGGATCACCGCACCGGCTGCCCGTTTTAACTTTGGGGAATAGCAATGGCTAACGAACTTGTGATTACAGCCAGCTCTCTTGCTGAGCGAGGCATTGACTGCGCTACCTGGAGCGCTCTCAAGAACAGTATTTATCCTGGCGCCAAGGATGAGTCAGTGATGATGGCGCTGGACTACTGCCGGGCCAGAAACCTCGATCCGCTTCTGAAGCCCGTTCATCTGGTGCCAATGAGCGTTAAGGACTCGAAGTCGGGTAAAAGCGAGTGGCGCGATGTGGTTATGCCAGGCATCGGGCTTTATCGGATTCAGGCCGATCGCTCAGGTGATTACGCTGGCGCAAAAGAACCAGAGTTCGGCCCGGACGTCACTCTGACGCTTACCGGTATTGAAGTGACCGTACCTCAATGGTGCAAGTACACGGTCAGCAAGCGCATGCCAAGCGGGGAAATCGTCGAATTCAGCGCGAAAGAATACTGGGTTGAAAACTACGCCACCGCCGGCTGCGACACTACTGCGCCAAACGCAATGTGGAAAAAACGCCCTTATGGCCAGCTGGCGAAGTGTGCTGAGGCTCAGGCTCTGCGTAAGGCGTGGCCTGAAATTGGCCAGCAGCCCACTGCCGAAGAGATGGAAGGTAAAACGCTGGAAGTGGATGCGCGTGACGTAACGCCGCGCAGCACGACAGAGGCGCTCCCCCTGGTGGCCAGTGAGGAAACGCTGCAGGCAATTACCGACCTCCTGACGTCTCTAAATAAGGACTGGGAGCAGGACTTCCTGCCTCTGTGCAGCAACATCTTCAAGCGTGACATTTTCCAGGCATCACAGCTCACCGAAGAAGAAGCGCAGAAAGGCTTTAGCTTCCTCCAGAAAAAAGCGCAGGTGGCAGCATGACACCAGAAATTATCCTCGAGCGAACTGGCATTGACGTTACCCGCGTTGAACAGGGGGATGAATCCTGGCACCGCTTACGCCTGGGCGTGATCACCGCCTCTGAAGTCCATAACGTCATTTCTAAGCCCAAGTCAGGCAAGAAATGGACTGATATGAAGATGTCCTACTTTCTTACGCTCCTTGCCGAAGTGTGCACCGGCGTGGCGCCGGAAGTTAACGCCAAGGCGCTGGCCTGGGGGAAACAGTATGAGGCCGACGCTCGCACCCTGTTTGAGTTCACCACCGACGTGCAGGTAACCGAGTCGCCGATCCTTTTCCGTGACGAAGGTATGCGCACCGCCTGCTCACCAGACGGCCTGTGCAGTGATGGCCGTGGCCTTGAGCTGAAGTGCCCTTTCACCTCTCGCGACTTCATGAAATTCCGGCTTGGCGGCTTCGAGGCTATCAAATCCGCCTACATGGCCCAGGTGCAATTCAGTATGTGGGTAACCGGGAAGGATGCCTGGTACTTCGCGAATTATGACCCTCGCATGAAGCGAGAAGGCATTCACCACGTGGTTGTTGAGCGCGACGACAAATACATGTCCGACTTCAACGAAATGGTGCCGGAGTTCATCAGCAAGATGGATGAATCGCTGGCGGAGATCGGCTTTACCTTTGGGGAACAGTGGAAATGAAACATTGCCGCGACGCCATAACCGTAGGAAAAGTGAAGTGCATCTACTCCGTCATCCACCGCGGTTGGTTAATGCCGTCGGGTGAGGTGGTGAGAAACCCGCTAAAGGCTCAGAGACTGGCTGAAGCGCTGGACGCGAAAAGAGGTGCGCAATGACTGATTATGGCGGATCGAAAACACCAAAAAATGAACGTGACTACTGGCAAACACCGATTGAAATTTTCAATGCGCTCGATCGCGAATTTGGCTTCTGGCTGGACGCTGCAGCCTCTGAGAGTAATGCGCTTTGCGCTCATTACCTCACTGAGCTGGATGACTCGCTGAATAGCGACTGGACATCATACGGCGCGATCTGGTGTAACCCGCCCTATTCCGATATCGGGCCATGGGTGGAAAAGGCTGCCGAGCAATCCAGAGCGCAGTCTCAGGCCGTAGTGATGCTGTTGCCGGCTGACATCTCTACCGGATGGTTTATCTCGGCTATGCAGTCAGCTGATGAACTGAGGCTGATAACCGGTGGCCGCGTCCAGTTTGTTCCGGCATCCGTTACAGGCAAGCGCCGGAGCAACCCAAAAGGATCGTTCCTTTTTATCTGGCGCCCGTTCATCAGTCCGCGACACATCATCACATCCGTATCGCTGGCTGAGTTAAAGCGGATCGGGAATCTGGAGGCGGCATGAGCAAAGGTACTGTTATCTGCCTCTGTGATTTAACAGGGAAAATGGCTGAGCCATGGGTCGAAGCAGGTTATCGCGCCGTCCTGGTGGACCCGCAGCACCTTGAGACTTCGATCGACGGTCCCATTGAGCGCATATCGGCAACCATCCTTGAGGCGATGCCGAGGCTATCTCAGATTATCCGCTCTGAAAACGTCGTCATCGTCATCGGCTTCCCACCATGCACGGACGTGGCTGTTTCCGGGTCCCGCTGGTTCGAGTCCAAGCGCGCCAAAGACCCGCATTTCCAGGGCAAGGCCGCGCTGGTCGCTGAGCAATGCCGGATGGTTGGTTTGGCGGCCGGCTGCCCGTGGGCATTCGAAAACCCGGTGAGCGTGTTCAGTAGCATCTTCGGCTCGGCCGATTACACATTCCATCCGTACCAGTTCACTGGGCTGTGCGCGGATGACAACTACACGAAGCAGACATGCCTCTGGACGGGTAACGGATTCAAGGTGCCGGCAGAGAATATGCACCCGATGGTTGAAGCGGCTATCGACGCCGTGAAGCTAGCCTGCGGCCGCATGGTGCCGAAGAAAAAGGCGAGAGAGGCCATATCCGGAACGTCCTTTGCCGGGTTGGTGACTGACTGGTATCCGGACAACCGAATTCACGAATGTCCGCCCAGCGACGAGCGCGCCAACATTCGCAGTGCAACTCCTCTTGGATTTGCAAAGGCGGTTTTCCTTTCGAATGCACCCCACCTCAACAGGAAACGGGAGGCAACATGACGCCAGAAGAAAAAGAAAACGCTCTCCGCGCCCAGGCTCGTCGCTGCGCAGAAGAGATAACCAAAGCGATGAGCGTAAAGCCTAAACCGAAGTGGAACGCTGTATGCCCCCCATCCTTCGCAAGCACTACGAGAAGGTAAAGCCGATGGGTGTCAGTCTGGTGAAATTTGTCAGTGTTATTGGCCGCATGAATGGGCGGTATGGAGTGGAGTCATGAAAGAACGCGGAATGATTTTTAACGGGGAGATGGTTCGGGCGCTGCTCGACGGCCGGAAGACGCAGACACGGCGGATTATGAAACCTCAACCAGAACCATGCCCCCGTGGTGGACATTGGTGGCGAAGCAACGTGTTTAAAACAATGCTTCATGTCGAAGAAGAAATGCAGAACGGCAAAGGTGGCTGGGGTGGGCTTGTTGGAGATGCTTGCCCGTTCGGAGACGTCGGAGATCGCATCTGGGTGCGTGAAACATGGGCAGAGGCTGGAGCCGGAGCGCCGGACCTCAAGCTCTATCGTGCTAATTACCCTGAGCATGTTCCATCGCATTATGAAAACGTTCCGCCAGAAGACGAAATTCGCTGGACACCATCCATTCACATGCCGCGCCGGGCCAGCCGCATTCTGCTGGAAATCACCGACGTGCGGGTTGAGCGGCTGAACGCTATCAGCGAAGAGGGCGCACAACGCGAGGGAGTACATACCGAGGTATGGGACCAGACAGTAGTCGCAAGGAATTACGCAGCCCGTGATGAGTTTTTCCAGTTTTGGTCAGAGGACATGCCCCACTACGTAGAAATGAATCAACTGTATCGGTCCTCATTCAGAAGCCTGTGGGAATCCATCTATGGCGCCGAAAACTGGCTGGCCACCCCCTGGGTTTGGGTTATCGAGTTCAAGCGCGTTGAAGGCGGTGCAGCATGAGCGCAGAAATCATCGATCAGGCCAACGAGCTGGCAGAGCGCCGGCTGGAAATGACGACCCAGAACATGCGCATCAACCATGCGGCGGTATCGGCTACTCACTGCCGCGACTGGGGGGAAGAGATCCCCGAGCGGCGACGGGAACTGGTGGCGGGCTGCCAGCGCTGCTCTGATTGCCAAGAAGAAGAGGAATTACGCGGTAAACACCGGAGGCCGTGATGTTCAAACTTATTCAGAGAGGTCAGCTCTTTGCCGATTGTCACGGATGGCCGGTAATTATCGCCAGCAGCGACGACAAGACGGTTCGCTACTGGCGCCAGGGGCGGATCAACACTGCAAGCATAGACCGCTTTAACAATGACTTCGAGCCGCTCTCTCACGAAGAGGCCCAGCAGATAAAGGCAGAGCTGGAACAGAGCGAACACATTAAGAAACTGCGCGCCCAGCGGGCGGCGTAACCGGGAGGAAATATGGCGTCTGATAAACCGATAACAGCACAGCAGGCCGCCGATTTGCTCATCGTGTCGGCACGGGTGATCTACCGCCTGATTGATTCTGGAGAACTCGCCGGCCGCAAGGTCGGCAACAAGTACAGAACGACAGAGGCGGCTTGTATTGCATATTTGAAAACCCCGCGCGATCCTGTCATCGCGAACGCGGGTGAACATAAAGGAGAAGTTTTATGTCAATCACCCTCAGGGGCGGCGTGTGGCACTGTCATTTCTTTACGCCGTCAGGAAAAAGAGTTAGGCGATCTCTTGGCACGGGGGACAAAAAGCAGGCTCAGGAGCTCCACGACAAACTGAAGGCGGAAGCGTGGCGGGTTGACCAGATCGGCGACCTGCCCGTCAGAACCTTCGAAGAGTGCTGTATCCGATGGCTGCGGGAAAAGGACCATAAGCGATCGCTGGATGATGACAAAACCAAAATTGAGTTTTGGCTGCAGCATTTTTCCGGCCGTGATGTCTCGAAGATAACGGCGGAGGAAGTTCACGAAGCCGTTAACGGGATGATCAACCGTAAGCACCTGCAGGTATGGGAAAGTAAACGCGATGCCGCGGTGAGGAAAGGTAAGCCGGTTCCTGAATACAAACCACGGCAGGTTTCTCAGGCGACGAAGGCGCAGCACCTTTCCTTCATTCGGTCCCTTCTCAGGGCCGCCGCGAATGACTGGGGCTGGATAAAAACAGCCCCTGTTATCAAAACCCGCAAGCCTATCAGTAAGCGGATACGGTGGCTGACCAGAGAAGAAGCTGAGCGGTTGATCGAGTGCATGCCGGAGAGCATTAAGCCAGTGGTGATATTTGCACTGGCGACCGGCCTGCGCCGCTCAAACATCATCGGGCTTGAGTGGCAGCAGGTCGATATGCAGAGAAAGGTTGCATGGGTAAATCCGGAGAACGCAAAAGCGGGCAAGGCGATTGGCGTGGCTCTGAATGATACCGCATGCAGGGTATTAAGGGATCAGATAGGGAAGCACTCCCGGTGGGTGTTCGTTCACACGACGGCAAAGCATCGCCCTGATGGAACGCTGACGCCCGCGGTTAGAAAAATGCGCGTAGATGACAATAACGCCTGGCGCGCCGGGTTGAAAAAAGCGGGGATCGAGGATTTCCGTTTTCACGACCTCCGGCACACCTGGGCGAGTTGGCTGATCCAGTCCGGCGTCCCGCTTTCTGTTTTACAGGAAATGGGAGGATGGGAGAGCATCGAGATGGTACGTCGTTATGCTCACCTGGCGCCGAACCATTTGACCGAACACGCACGGAAAATTGACGCCATTTTTGGCGCTAGCGACACAAATACGACACAAGGAGGAAATCAGGCTGGTTTAAAACTGGCGTAAGTTATTGTTTCTTAATGGCACGCCCTACAGGATTCGAACCTGTGACCTACGGCTTAGAAGGCCGTTGCTCTATCCAGCTGAGCTAAGGGCGCCCTGAGAAGCAAGTGCTTCGCGGAGTGAAACGCGTGGAATTATACGGTCCACGTCGGTCGAGTCAATCCATTTTGCCAGGAAACTGCGGGGCTTATACGACGCTGGCGAAATATCCCCCACCAACTGTACAAGAAGCATACCGCCGGGGCTAATGCGCGCGTAAATCGACTCAGTGGCCAGGCGCAACGCACCAATAACCATGTAATAACCATGGTCATAACAGGCTAAATTAGCCTCAGACAGGATAAAACAGCAAACGAGGACTGACAGCGAGGCCCGCTTCTGACAAAATATCCTCATCCCCCTTTCGTAAAGATACAGATGGAATCCTCTCTCTGATGGCAGCAAAAATTATTGACGGTAAAACGATTGCGCAGCAGGTACGCTCTGAGGTTGCGGAAAAAGTGAAGGCTCGCGTTGCGGCCGGAAAACGCGCCCCTGGGCTGGCCGTCGTGCTGGTCGGCAGCAACCCGGCCTCGCAGATTTATGTCGGCAGCAAGCGCAAAGCATGTGAAGAAGTGGGCTTCGTCTCCCGCTCTTACGATCTCCCGGAAACCACCAGCGAAGCCGAGCTGCTGGAGCTTATCGACACTCTGAATGCCGATAAGACCATCGACGGTATTCTGGTTCAGCTGCCCCTGCCGGCAGGGATCGATA